ACGGCAGGAGTAATGGCCGTAACTGGAGCAGTCGCCCAACTATGGATGACAAATGAAGGATTCAAAGCGGCAATGATCGGCGCTTGGAACGGCATAAAAGATACATTCAATAAGATTTGGGTAACAACACTGAGCCCAATATTTAAGTCATTCGTGACTATGCTAAATGATATTTGGGTTCAAGGCATTCAACCTTTATGGACAAACTTTGTTGGATTTGTTGAACAGATCGGATTACTGGCTACTGACCTATGGTCCTTTTTTAAGCCGATTGTTGATTGGTTTATCGTCACCTTCGGGCCAGTTATAGCCTCTGTATGGGGCGCGGTATTCAACACAATTTCAGCAGTAGTTGTTGGGGTACTTAATGTATTTGGTAACATGATGAGTTTTTTCGGAGGGATGATAGAGAATATAAGAACCATCTTCTCAGGCCTTATTTTATTCTTCACTGGGGTGTTTTCCGGTGATTGGTCAAAAGCATGGGACGGTATAAAGACTATATTTACGGGCGTATGGAATTCAATAAAATTAACGTTATCAACGATTTGGAATAGCATTCTTTCGATATTCAGCGCAGGAGGTAAGATATTTGATGGTATTGTTGGCGCCATCAGTGATGTGTTTAAGACAATAGTCAACAGTCTCATCTCAGGAATAAATAATGTTATCGCAGCGCCATTCAATATTATCAATGGCTTATTAAATACCGTTCGATCAGCATCAATTTTAGGAGTTCAACCTTTTAAAGGGATGTGGTCTTACAATCCATTGCCTGTACCACAGATACCTAGATTTGCTGGAGGTGCGGTAATCGATTCACCGACATTAGGACTGATGGGCGAATACCCGAATGCGAAGAGAAACCCTGAAATTGTATCGCCTCAGAATATCATGTATGAGACCTTCATGGCAGCGCTCGCTTCGCAGGACAAAGGGCCTACCAATGATGGAAATGTTACTATCCAAATTATACTGGATGGTGAAATTCTCGATGAACAGATTATGAATCGTCAGACGATGAAACTCCAAAGGAGCAATGGAAGGAGCGCTGGATAAACTATGGATGCTTTGAAAATCAATGGCCTCGTGATGCCCGCTCCCGATACTGACTCCTATGCGCTTGATCTTCAAGATTTGGATAGTGAAAACACCGGTCGTGGTGAAGAAACCGGAATCATGTTCCGGGAACGTATCCGCACGAATGTTCGAAAGTTATCACCTAAATGGTCAGTCCTTACAGGGGCAGAATTGAAAGTGATCACAGACGCCATTAGTGCAGCTGAATTTACAGTAGTTATCCTAGATCCTATTGCGGGATCTGCGCAGACGCTAACCATGTATGCAGGCGATCGACATCCAGTCTTTATTCTTCAGACGGATTCGATTGCAACGTCGCTTTTTTCCTTCACCGTATCACTCACAGAAGTTTAAGAAAGGAGATGAACCGCTATGTATTCAGTATCTGCAGACTATTTAAACAAGATCAACGGGAGCATTCGCGAAACGTCGTTACGTGGGACTCTGAAAATTGGGGAACTCACTCTTGTATTAACAGAGCTTGATATTGCTCCCGGATCCTTCTCTTATAACAACCAGTGTGTCAGCGGATCTGATATGGACCTTGGGTCCGTGATGGCTGCTGAAGCTAAGTTGTCGATCTACGATAACGTTACGGATCTGAACCTGGAAGGCGCGCGCCTCTTTATCGAAGCAGGGCTACTGATCTCTCCGGGTGTCTATGAGTATGCTCCTGTAGGAACGTTCAATGTTGTCTCAGCAATCCATAAACTGACCGTGATCAACCTTACCGCTCTCGACGATATGATCAAACTGGATGTCGCTATACCTTCAGACATGACCGGGACTCCTGATCAGCTACTGGATGTAATTGCGACAGAAACAGGAGTCGATGTAGCCAATAGCTCAGTTGCGACTTTCCCGAACGGAACGGACATTGTCATCGTCACTTTAACCGATTCACTAAAAACGTATCGTGATCTGCTGATGTGGCTGGCCGAATATCTAGCCAGTTATGCGATACTTGATCGCACTGGAAAGATATGGCTGCGTCGTGTTTATCAAGCATCGACTATGACGATTCCGCCATTGGTTCGTTTCAAGTCTCCGTCATTGTCCGATGTCAGCATGAAGATCACAGCGATCACTGCCGGCTTCTCAAGTTCACTTTTCGTACATAGTTTAGCGCTACCCACTAACGACGGTAGCGTTTTTCAATACGATGACAACCCACTCTTCTGGAGCTTATCCGATGAAGCGGCAGAGATCCGATTGATCAACATCCTGAATGAGCTTAACACCGCGCAATATAGTGTGTGTAAAGGAGTGGAGTTCAACGGTAATCCGGCCATCGATGTCGGTGATTATATTACTCTATCGGATACTGTTAGAGGCAATGTGCTTATTCGCGTTACATCGATCAAATGGAAGAGCAAAGGGAAATCGACTCTAATAGCAGCGGGGTTAAGTAACCAGTTAAAGGTCAAGAGTACGACGGATGCAAAAGTGGCCAGTTCTCGGACTGAAGCTAAAATTGACAAAGTAAAACAAGAGATCGTTTTGGTTGTATCCTCGGTCGAATCGGTCGGTCAAAACGCATCTGACGCATTAAGTGCCGCAAATACCGCGCAAGCGAGGGCAGACTTGGCAGTTACCAATGCGGCAACGGCGCAAAGTGCCGCAAACGCAGCACAAGGAACGGCCAATACAGCAAACAGCGCAGCATCAACAGCGACTGGGTTATTAGCGGATTTAGCCAGTGACTCAAAACTTACTGCTGTTGAAAAGCAACAAGTTAAAACCGAGTGGGATGCGATCGTTAGTGAAAAAGCGATTAACGACACCCAAGCGACCGCATTCGCAATTACTACCGAGAAAACAAATTACGGTACGTCATATTCGGCTTTGAGTACCTATATCACACCTCTATTGGCAAGTCTGATCGTGACATCCGATATCGTCGGTACAACCTTCAGAGCGACATTTAAGGATTATTATGATAAACGGCAATTGCTATTGAACGCTATCGCGAGTAAAAGTAAGACCTTAGCCGACGCGGCGCAAGGTACAGCTAATACCGCCGTTACCAATGCAGCCACCGCACAGACACAAGCAAACTTAGGCGTAGCAAATGCTGCCTTGGCTCAAACGAAAGCAAATCAAGGAGTGGCAGACGCTGCTACAGCAAAAACTCAAGCGGACTTAGGCGTAGCCAATGCCGCATTGGCGCAAACGAAAGCGAATCAGGGAGTGGCAGACGCTTTAACCGCGCATAATCTTGCCGATACAGCTATTACCAATGCCGCCACTGCTCAAACACAGGCTAACACCGCTACTACGAATGCCGCGGCTGCTAATACATTGCTCACAGACTTAGCTTCGGATAGTAAACTTACAGCTGTTGAAAAACAAATGGTTAAGAAAGAATGGGACGGTATCGTATCCGAGAAGGTATTGAATGATACGCAGGCTACGAACTTTGGCATCACGACCGAAAAGACCGCCTATGGAACGTCCTACACAACTCTGAGCACTTATATCACTCCGCTGCTGACCGATCTGACGACTACTTCTGATATCGTTGGTACAACGTTCAGAGCGAATTTCAAGGACTATTATGACAAGTTGACGACGTTGTTGAATGCTATTGCAGTCAAAGCCAAAACTCTAGCGGACACCGCGCAGACACAAGCGAATACGGCTACCACGAACGCCGCCACAGCAAAAACTCAAGCTGATCTAGGCGTAGCAAATGCAGCAACCGCACAAACACAAGCAGATCAAGGAGTAGCCGATGCTTCGGCAGCACAGGCATCTGCCAATGCAGCTAATGCTTCTTCAGCAGGGTTGACGACGCGAGTACAAGCTGCCGAACAGAAACTGACACCTCAAGCGATCACTCAAACTGTTGAAGATACATCCGCTTTGTTAGCCAAGAAATCCTATGTCGATCAAACGGCAGGTGCGTTCGCACTGGCTATTGGTGAAACAATTCGAGATGAATACGGGAATACGATCTCAAATGTTCAGGGTAACTTCATTTTCACTTCTGGTGGGTTAGAAATTAAGATGTCCGGGGCTGAGTTCTCAACGTTTTATGCTGCCAACCGGATCGAATTCAGACAGAACGGAAACGTTCTTCAGTGGTTGAGCGGTAACAAAAATTACATGACAGATTTGATCATCGTAGGTAATCTCGCATTACCAAAACATAAATTTGAAACATTAGCGAATGGACATACTGTTCTTCGCTACATTGGAGGATAAGCGCAATGGCAATGTCCGGTAATTTTATTAATCAATTTAAGACGGGTCATGCGCTTTATGTGGAGTGGTCAGCTACCAATAAGATTCCGACCAACAACATGGACGTTACGATCAATGTCTACGTTCGTTTAGCTGCGGGTTATTCAATCGATATTGGATCCAGAGCGGGATCTGTCGCTGTTGGAGGATATAACACTGGATTTAACGGTAATGCCCTCAAATATACAGGCGGCGATCATCTAATCTCCTCTGTCGTACTTTCCGATATTCCGCATAACGATAATGGATCGCTGTCGGCAACAGTAGCGGCAACGTATGCCTTCAATATGACCATTGGAGGAACGTATTACGGATCCTATACAGCTTCAGCGGCAGTTGATTTTGATACCATTCCCCGCGCATCACTCTTAAGCAGTTTCAATGACTTTCAGATTGAAACGACTGCGGGAGTGATTGGTGGAAACGCGAATGTTTATTCAGCGACGTTTTATCACCGGTTCAAGTTGTTTCAAGGTAGTACGGAAGTAGCTAGTTGGGATATTGGCCAGTTAGCAGTAGGTGCCTATGCGTACGCTTTGTCACTGACGGCCACCCAACGGAATGCGATCTTCGCTGCCATGCCGACGATCGATAATCAATTATTTACGTTGCAGCTAATTACTTACAATGATGCTGCACGGACCGTCCAGATCGGATCGACACAAGCTAAAACGGCAACAGGAACGATTCCTGTATCGTATAAGCCAACGATCACAACAGCGAATTGTAACTTTTCATGGGAGAATAAAAACAATGCATTGACTGCTGGGTACTTGATTCAGAATATCTCGACGCTTACGCTTCTTTTGAGTGGGGGTACAGCTCCGATAGGTGCTTCGTTGGCGGGTTATCGAATTCGCTTCTGCACCGTCACACGTGCGGGCGTCTATTCCGGTGCTGAGATTTCGGAGAACGTCGGTCTAGTACCAAATTTTGGATTACTCTATGCGTACTTTGCCATCTATGATTCGCGGGGTCGTTGGTCAGAAGAAATTAACGAACCTATGGCGGTTAATGCCTACAATCCCCCATTGAACAATGGATTCGATATACGGAGGAACGTTGCGGATCCGACTTCAGCTGATTATATCTTAAAATTTAGTAACAGCCTCTACAGTAGTGGTAACACCTGGACATACGCTTTATATTACTTAGTTGGTTCGACATGGGCACTCGCTAAGGCGGCTACAGCGATCGCCGCTGCATCCATTGATACCGTCTACACTCATGCACTACCCTATTCTGAATCGAGTGTATATACCGTAAAAGTGGTGTTGACAGATTTATTCAATACAGTTGAGTATACCGATACAATGCCAACGTCTGCCTTTCCTATTTCTTTTGGATTAGAGGGGTGCGGATTCGGTAAAGATACATCGGATACCTATAATATTGAGGCTGGGGCACGCGGAATTAGTTCAGACGGGCCGATTGTCTCAAAGGTTATTGTTGGAAATGCTCCTCTTTTGATCGACTCTCCGACGAAAGTTTATAACCTCAATGTGGATATGCTTGATGGGCAGCATATGGAAGATTTCATGCGGTACCAAGCAGCAGGAAATAATCCAGATATTGATACGTATAGATATGTTACTTCTATTTATTCGTTATATAATTCAGCAAAAACTCCCGAAGGTTCAATCGGTGTATTGGAAGTTATTGTATATTCTCCCGATTGGGTACTTCAACGATGGACACCTATCAGTTCAAATAACTCATCGCCGTGGCAAAGAATGTGGCATAGTGGCACAACATGGACTGTATGGAAACATCTAACGTAATTTTATAGATCTTGGCCGTTTAAAAGATAGGAGGATCCGATGGATTCAAAAATACTACTGAATAATGAGATCACTCGATTGGACACTCTACGAGAAGCCTACGATGTGACAGTCGAGAGTGGGGAAATCAGTGTTCTTGAAAAAGAACTAAATGATGCGGTGTTGAAGCGCAATGAAAAACAGATTGCGAGTGCCGGTATCAATATGCGCATTGAAGAGCTGCAGGCTGCGCTCAAGGCCATCGAGAGCCTTGAGTAGAAAGAGGAAAACAAATGACACAAGCTATACTCAACGCCTTTATTATGGTGACCGCCTTCATGGCATTCACGACCGTTTGTACTGTAGGTGACATGCTAGTTGGAGCATGGATAAATAAAGACCAGTGGGACAGTAAACGCTTCCTATCCGGGATGAAGTGGGGGATAGTCCTCTATGTTTTCTTCCTGTGGTTAATCGGAGCGGTCACGATTTTCCCATACCTACTGATGTATTTCAATATTGCCGATATCAACTTAACAAATTTAAACGCATTCTCATCTTATTCTGTAGCCGCTGCCTTCGCAGTGTTGGCCGGCCAGAAGTTATTTAACATGGGTACGAATCTATATAAACTAGCAACACTAACAGAAAAACCAAAGACGGAGGTGGAGTAAATGAAAAGAAGCGAGGATGAACGAGTTGATCTAGATTACTCCGCTGAGATCGCATTTCTACTGAAACAGGAAGAGGAAGAAGAGGTGAAAAACGATGAGCAATAAAACAAACATTGGGCTTGTTGAGTATGTCAAAAGTAAATTGAACGTTCCGACGATTTATATGTTGAGCGGCATCGGTCGCAGACTGACGGAATCAATGATCCAATCTAGAATTGCGCAAGGTGATGCTCATACGATTCGTAATCAAGGCACGATCAGATCCGGTATGGGTAAGTATTGCTTTGATTGTGTTGGACTGATCAAAGGCTATCTTTGGGAGTTAGCACCGGGTGTAATCAACTATGTTGGTTCTCAAGATCAGAACGTTCTGATGATGTATAATGCCTCGCATCAAAAAGGACTTATGGCATCGATGCCCGATATTCCGGGTATTCTAGTAATGACAGAGGATCTCGGTCATGTTGGAATCTACATCGGAAAAGAGAACGGAATTAACCAGTACATCGAATGCACACCGGCTTGGGGTGCATGGGGAGTTACTCGCAGTGCTGCTTCCGGATCCGCTCACAATCGGACGTGGAAGTACTGGTGCAAATATGCCCTAGTCGAATATCTTCCTGTGGGTGAAACAACATATCAGACCCACATTCAGAACGTGGGTGATTCCACTGTATCGAGTGACGGACAGATCTCCGGAACAACTGGAAAAGGTCTCAGGGTGGAAGCAATCATCATTCACGGACATTGCACCTATCGGGTCCATGTTCAAAACATCGGTTGGATGGAATACGTACGTGATGCCTGGACTGGAACGAGGAATAAAGCATTAAGGCTTGAAGCGATCGAGATTATTGCGGATGATGGATATACGATCGAAGCAGAGGCGCATGTGGCCAACATCGGATGGATGGGGATTCAAAAAGGATCTCACGTTATAATTGGTACGACTGGCCAATCGAAAGCAATCGAAGCAGTTAAGATCAAAGTCAGCAGGGTGTAGATATGAAAGCATTCAATAATGCCGCCTCGAGAGGTGGTGAGCAATGTGGACAATGAATGGGGGGGAGTAATCAAAATGTTCGAGTTCCTATACAAGTATTACACAACCTTGGCGATGACCTCCATTGTTCCGTTCTTGATCTGGATCATTCGATTAACAAAAAGTCGAATCAAGCATGAGAAAGAAGAAAGAGCAGCGGCTCTAAAAAAAGCGGAAGAAGAAAAAGCAGAGCAAGCAGAACGGGATAGGATTCGGGATGAAGCATTACAGAATTTGCTTAGAAACGCAATCATTGCGGTTTACAACCGGAGCATAGATAAAAAGTATATCGCCATTTATGAACGAGACAGTCTCGAAAAGGTATATGTTAGTTACCATGACCTAGGCGGCAATGGGACGATCACACATCTGATAGAAGTATTGAGACTTCTCCCAACTCAACAGGTAGACATTCCCAGCATGGAAAACATAATCGTTAGCAATAAAGCATGAGCCCCTTGATTGGGGCCTTTTTTATTGATTTTTTGATGAAATTATGCATTAATTATATTCATATATAAAAATTGTGTTAATATACAATTACAGAGGGTTAAACGGAGGAAAAATATGGAAGATTTAATTAAAAAGAACTTCGAATTTTACAAAGCAAATGCCACTAGTATTCAAAAAGAATACAAAGGGAAGTTCATCGTTATAAAAGACATGACTATTGTTTTTTCACATGCAGAATTATCTCATGCCATAGAATTTTCGAAAAATTTTGATGAAGGTACTTTTATAATTCAAAATTGCAGTGAGACCGAAGGAAGGACATTTCATTCGAGAGTGGTGGTAAAAAATGGTGACTTCGCAGCATCTAGCATTCACATCTAAGTATCCGCTTCTTTCCAAGGTTCTTAAAAATGAAGTGTTCGTTACATCTACTCGTGATAGGGATCAACCAGATATAAAAGACGTTAAAGCTATCGCTGTATGGGACACAGGCGCAACAAACACGACAATAAACAAGCGAATTGTTGATGAGCTTAGTTTGGTCCCAACCGGAATGCAAACAATGCATACAGCTAACGGTGCTTGCGATTGCTATACCTACCTTATAGATATTAAACTACCTAATCGAGTTAGGATTCGAGATTTGCTCGTTACTGGAACTGAAGTTATTGGTGTTGACATGCTAATTGGAATGGATATTATTACGCTTGGAGATTTATCAATAACTAATCTAGGAAAAACCACCTTTTCATTTCAGATGCCTTCGCAAAGTGAAATCGATTACGTTAATCCGAAAACGGATAAAGTAGTTGATTTAACTGGTCGAACACTGAGAAGACGACCTTGCCCCTGTGGATCAGGGAAACTATATAAAAATTGTTGCGAGAAAAAGGATCTAGAAAAGGAAACAACAAAGGTCTAGTTGCTAGTATCAGAGAAATGTTTAAACCATCCTAATGGATGGTTTTTTATTTCCATTCAATTTAATATCTTTGTAAGGACAATTATGTTTGGAAGCGTATCAGTATATCAGGAGGTGATAATATGATCTTATCGTTCTGGCTTAGATGCTTGATCGATTATACCCGACTTATCGAGAGCAATGAACCCCTGATACTCTATCAGAATCAGCTCGAAGAACTGTATATCAGTTAAGCAAATTTTAATTGAGTTGTGACATAATTTTGCAGGTATCCCCACAGATACAAAAGGCACTAGAAATAGTGTTTTTTTTATGTCACAAGACTGGAACTAAGCAAATTCCTATGATACAATAATGTTGCAAATGGGAGAAATGTTGGCAACAGCATCGATCTAAACTAACACACGTACTCGATAGGCGTGTGTTTTTTATTTACCCACCCTAATTATCAAGATATGAGCAAAAGTTATAGTATTGTATGGTCATTGTATGGTCAGAGATAAATAAAAGCCCTATAAATAGGGCTTAAAATGTGGTTGGCAGGGGTAGTAGGAGTTGAACCCACATCTACGGTTTTGGAGACCGCTGCTCTACCATTGAACTATACCCCTAGTGAACTGTATGTAATGCACGG